AAAAGCGGTTTTAATTGGTCCTCTCGGTTATTTATTAGAGTTATTTTCCAACTCCATAATCAGGTGCGTCTTTTTCTAACTGACGAATACGCTCGTCAATGTCGATTTGCAACTTTTTAATTGCTTTGCGAGTTTCAGGAGTTTCATCCCACTCCCAAGTATCGCCTTTAGTGCTTACATATTGTCTTGTAGTCATAGAAACATTCCGTTGATATTCAAGTAATTTAGTGTATCTTTCATGCTACCGATATGTTTAGTTCCGATAGCAACCTGTGGGTATGATGCATCACCGCCAAATTCCATTTCAAACTGGTACTTCTCAAAATGTTTTCCCAGTTTATATTCAAGGATCTCTGTGATTGATGGTAATGTTTTAAGGAGTGTTTTTATACGATCACACTCCTGATTACCATTGGTGTAAATTATTGCTGTGGTCATATTCAATGACGATTTTTTTGTGTTGAGTTTTTCTGTCGCAACAGACGATGTATTGTACTTCAGCGTCCAATAACTCGCCAACTTTCTCTAGGAGATTTTTGGCGATGTTCATATTAGTCACGCTGACGCCAGTCGTCTGGTTTGTCTCTTCCGAACCATTCGTTGATGTCATCTGCTCCTTCAAATCCTGTTTTGTAGTTAGATGGGTCAGGATCACCTAATCCCATCTTATTCATAAAATCGTCCATACTGCCCTCTTGGATATCCTGAGCAGCATGTCTTCGTGCTTGATTTAACCAGTCTCTAGCAGTTGTATATGATTTAGCAAGTTTTTCTGCCCAAATCATCTCCTCAATAGAGACTTCTTCTTTGTGTGCGATCTTCTTACAAATGCCTTCTAGTCGAAGGCGATAGGCGGTAGAGAGCATATTATTCGCGCAATTTATGTTCCAGATCCTCTAGTTTGAGGTACTCTGCATGTGCCGCTTCTTGGCGGTCACACACAATATTTAGAATGTCTTTCATGATAATATCGTTATCGATTCCCTCATCAAGATATTCATAGATTGCTTCTTTCAAGATCCTATGTCTATGCCACTCTGGTGAATATGGTTTGTAGTGCATGATGTATAATAGGTGATACTATATTATAGTCTCTTGATTTGATTTAGTCAACTCCCCTTCCTGGGATCGAACCAGGGACCAAACGATTAACAGTCGTTCGCTCTACCGCTGAGCTAAAGAGGAATGGGATGGGCAGGGTTGGATTTGAACCAACGTAGGCAGAGCCAGCGGATTTACAGTCCGCCTCCTTTAACCACTCGGACACCTACCCATCAGATGGGGTCAAAAGACCCCGTGTATTTATTAGGAACCAACAGCACCGACAGCTGTCTTTGCAACTTCATCAGCACGCATACGAATATCAGTATCCGCATTCTTCATGTAAGAAAGATATGCATCAGAACTATAACCAATAGCATGATTGTTAGTTTCAGGGAGAATTGCTTTCATTACTTTTCCACAATACTCATTGTAGAGAGAAATAAGTCGAGAGACATTAACTTCTTCACCTTTAAACTTACCATTACCAGCAGTAATAGATGCTTGGGTAATGTCATCCAGGAAACCCATACTCTTATCACTACGATCTTTAAAGGCATACTTCATCATGCCATCAAAAGAATCACAGTTATTCAGTTCATCAATTTTATCAATAGCAGGTTTGAAAGTCTTCAAAAAGACTGTACCAGCATAAGTAGCGTTTCCACCAATTACATCTTCACACTTGTTTTTGGTGAAAGATGTGAGATACTTAGTGCAGGCAGTATCATCATGTGCCCTTGCTTTAGCAATGTAATTGTGAGAGGTAGTTTTAAAGGTTGCTGAAGGGTTTGTCTCTGCAATACCAATCGAAAACTGATCAAGATAATTGTAGAGATTAACTGCGTCTGTTTCTTTAGCAAAGAAAGAAGATGTAAACTTATGCTCCTGACTTTGAGCAGTCCGATCTTGTGCATCAATCGTATGATCAAGAGATTCAATACGAATCATCTCATCAAGATCATCTGTAGAGTGAACTGTGAGTTCAATCGCAACATAAACTTTACGATCGCGACAGACAGCATATCGCTTAGTTACTCGGTGATTACCCTTAGTAACAACTACTACATATTCCCAATAATCACCGTTCCAAACTTTGCGTAGAAATCCAGATAAAATTCCAGCAGCTTTGTGAGAAAAACCTGAACGCTTTTTCAGATTTTTTTTCACGTTACCATAGTGGAGTCTTGCGGTGCGATTATATTTGGGATCGCTACAACAACGATCAACTTCAACAAGAGCAACAAAAGTTTCTCCTGGTTGAGGATTATACTTTTCCATGTATTCGTCAAGAGTAAGTAGTCCCTTTACTGGACTATCAACACACCCAAGAATTGATAGAAAAGATTTGTATTCTTCAGTATTTTTCGCCTCGTATTGATCAACGAGATTAAGTAATGTCATGTTGTTTTCCTTTTGTATAAATGTAGGAATGCGAGTGTTTGTCTTGTCTCGCAATGGAGAATAGGGGACTCGAACCCCTAACCCCCTGCTTGCAAAGCAGGTGCTCTACCAATTGAGCTAATTCCCCTGAAAATAACCGCTGCTGCGTCCAACAGCGGTAGCACCGAGAAGGATCCCACTTCTCTCTCACATGGGTTGGATTTCCGATTCTTTTTTCTCTCGGAGATGTGAGCACGGGTGTCGCCATCCCGTTTAAGCCACTCGTCGGACTTGAACCGACGACCTACGGTTTACAAAACCGTTGCTCTATCCAGCTGAGCTAGAGTGGCGATACCCATGTAGGACAGTAGAAGTTATAGTTTATCACAACTCTCTCCATCTCGTCAAGTTGCGAAACCCCTCTGTGCTTTACGGTACTGGGAAAGAACAACATACGATCTGCAATGGATTCGATCTTTGTTCCATCTTCCAACTCAGTATAACCATCATTTGTGTTTAGATAGTAGATCCCAACCCACATGTTAGAATCACCGACTTCACCATTACCGTAGTCATAATGAAAATCACTATACACTCTTTCTGGTTGAACCAATTGTAGATTTGCTTTCACACGACGGAATGCAGAGATTTCTGCGTGATGATTGATAGCACTAACAATAGGTTCAGCATCAGACCAAACATTAGAATATCCTTCCAAAGGAGAATAAACCATGTGAGTCATTTGATAATTATATTTGTTGAATTCACCTTGCTTTGTCTTTCTGGGACAATAATGCCACAACCAGTTTTCTAAGCAGTGTGGAAATAGAGTTTTTGCAAATCCACAGAATTCATCAATTATCTTATATTCCATAATACTCCATGAGGAGGGGGTATTTCACCCCCAATAGGTTACTTGGGTAAGAAGGCTAACCTAACCCCCATCTCCCATTCAGGCAGTCGCGAGGTCGCGAGTGCGGGAGAATGCAACGATGTTGTTCGCTGCGACATCAGATGTTTTTGCATCTATTGGTTGCTTATCCAAGCAGGTTTCAGTCACACTCCGTATACCCCGTCGAAACCATTGCGCCCCCATGAGTGGAAGCGAGGAGAATCGAACTCCTGTCCGAAATGTCGGTGGTGCCACCTACATGTCTTTTAAAGTCTTACATCAGGACTCGGTAGAACTTCAGATGACCCCATTTTGCTCCCCAGACTTGCTGGTCAGTTTGCAGATCGAAACCCTTGTCCAGGACCCAGTAAGAGTCATCTCCTAGTTCAATATCATTCAGGAGATAGGTTTGTCTTCCTTTATAGTTGACTATGCATTCTTTGGAAGCGGTTTTTCCTTTGTAGAGCCCGTCATGTTCTTCAAATATTATATCACAACCGAGACGCCTACGCAATGGTTCTTCTGATAAGATTTCCAAATTTCGATGGTTGACGAATCGTTCGGGTTGATCAATACTGAAGTTCTGGACTATGTAGGCATTTTTTTGCCGAGAAATTTTTAGCACAAACTGCCGATATGGTTGGCGAATTTGGTGACTGTATGCTTGTTCACCATAAAATATATCATCACCAAGTCTAACATGAGAGATCTTGATGTGAGCATATCTGCTCGGATCTTTCATTGCTTGGTACTTATTATCAAAATGTCCTTCTAGACAATCTTCAAACGCTTTCATCAGGTAATAATTCAGGATTCACGAGAGGTACTTCAAATAACATTGGATGCATCTCTTCAGCAATCAAATAATCAGAGTATTTAAAAATCTGATCCATTGTAAACTCAGGATTCACAGCACATTCTGCTAATACCCATTTGTTTTCTTCGTCTTCTTTTTCAAGCGCATCAAATGTGAAAGGAACATTCTCGATAAAATACATCCTAACTGGTTTTGAGTCAACCCAACAGTATGACGATTTGACCTCGTATCCCTTAAACTTCATAACCTTTGTTATGTTTTCTACACAACTATTTAACATAGGAACGGAGAGACTTGAACTCTCACGACTATAAAGTCAACAGATTTTAAGTCTGGTGCGTCTACCGATTCCGCCACGCTCCCATAGATAAAAAAAGGGAGAAGTCTGATTCTGACCAGACTCTCCCTTGCGGCGACGATATACGCTATTTAGATCAGAAGGAATACTTCAGACCCAATTTAGCACCATATCCACGATCAACGTCGCTGTCGCCAGAACCGATGAAGCTGACTTCACCATATGCACCGAGTGCCTCGGTCAGACCCAGACCGACACCTGCCTTACCCGAAGGGACAGTATCAGTTTCGCCGCCATCTGGAGAGACGAGGCTAGCGCCACCCTGAACATACCAAGAACCAGTTTCACCGAAAGCACCCTCGTAGCCTACGTGAGCGTCTGTCGTCGTTCCAGTGTAGTTAGATCCAGTCCATCCCGAGTTTGCCTCGACGTTAACGTATGGACCTGCAACAGCAGCACCAGCGGACATGGAGAGAGCAGCAGCTGCTGCGAATGCGGATTTAATCATTGTTTTCCTTTGTGTTGTTTACTTGTGGAGTGGTTACCCACAGATGTTGGATGAGGTTGACCCCCATCGCATGAAAACAATTTATATGATCTCAGGGCGAAAAGCAACCCCCCTTGTGCCAGTTTTCAATGGGCATATCTAATCGGTATAATAAGTCACACTAATCAGTTAAGATATATCTGGGCTCCTGTGATAGTAATGACTCCCTGAGCAATGATATTAAAGGTTCCAGTCACATTCTGGTTATAAGTTCCTGTGTATTTTCCGACGTAGTTACCAGTGAATGTTTCTGTGGTGTTACCTGTAACTGTATGAGTAAAGTTTCCAGTGATTGCTTCAGTAGCATTACCTTCGATAGTATTTGTGTAGTTACCAGTAGCACTTTCAGTTAGATTACCAGTAATCTGCTCAGTAACATTACCTTCAATTGCAGTGGTAACATTTCCAGTGTACTTCTCAGTAAGATTTCCTGCAGCAATAGTATGTGCTACGTTTCCATTAGCAATCGCAAGTGTGAATGCATTAGGAGATTTTGCTGTTGGAATTGGTTTAGGTGGTAGACCAGCAATAAGAACTTCTGCTCTACCTGCACCATTGAGCGTAAAGTCCCCACCAGGAGTGATGTTCATCGCTCCAGACGAGATGATGTTGAATGATGCTCTAGGATCAAGCAACTGTCTAATAGTATACTCACCAAAAACATTCTGTGTTACACCACCTGTAACTTCATTGTTGATGAATACTGTATTTGTTTTGAATGAGTTAGCTACAACCTCAACCACGCCACCAGCGCCGTCACCGCCCTGTAGAAGGACTTTGCTTCCGATTAGGTGTAGATCGGTCTTCGCTCTGATATTGACGTTGTTGCCCGCTAGATGGAGGTCTCCGCCGACTGCCTCCATATTAATATCACCAAAGACTTTAACACTCAGTGGTTTCTCTTCATCTAGTTTGTTTTCTACTTCGATGCTGAGAGTATCACCAACCTTAACA